TTACTCTTTTCCGCTCGGCTTCACCGGTACCAACTTCCGGTTATAAACCCGCTCGGTGATCCGCCCGTCCATGTGTCCGGCGCCGGCCCGGCGCTCCCCTTCCTCGGTATCGCTGATACCTTTCGCTTTCAAATCATGCAGGGTGAACCGTTCTAGCTCCCCATTGGCGGCCAGCCCCGGTATGATCCGTTGCCAGGCCGTTTGCACGGTGGATTCCCGCATCCGCCCTCCGCCATCCCCCGGTATCAGGTAGGCCAGCGCATCGTCTATCGGCACCACCTTTCTGGACAGCGCCTGGGCAGCGTCCACGGCGGCGCGTAGCCTCGGCGTCCAGAGCGTCAAGTTGGCCTTGGAGCCTTTGCGCCGCACCACCCGCACGCCCTCGGCGTCAAGGTTGGCCCGCGTCAAGTCCAGCACCTCGCACAATCGCATCCGGCACAGGTAGGCCAGTTCCATAATGGGTTGCAAGTAGGGATATTTCGCCGCAGCGGCATAGGCGATCTGGTAATCGTGGTCAGTGACATAGCGGTCGCGGGGTTTCTCGGGTTCTTTGCGCACGCCCTTGGCCGGGTTGCTTTTCACAATATCCCGTTCAAGCGCCCATCCGAACGCGGTGCCCATAAACGCCAGTTCCCGGTTGACGGTCGTGCCGCTGGTTTCGAGGCGCTTGTCCATCCATTTACGCAAAGTGCCGGGGGTGATTTTGTCGAGTTCCACGGACCCGAAGGGGTCGCCATTGCGCAAGGGGAAATCGGCAATCCGGCGGGCGTATTTCGCATAATCGGCGCGGGTGGATACGGCCAAGCGCTGGAACACGGGGCTGGCCTGGTATTGCTCGAATAGCCATCGCAATGTGCGGTGGGGGATGCCCTCGGCGATCAAAGCCGAATGTGCGGCCCATACTTTCGCAATAGGGGTATCGCCAGGGCATAGCACGACCTCGCGCCCGAGCTTGCCGTCTTTGTATTCGCGCCAGACATACCGGCCCTTGGCGAGGTAGACATAAGGCGGGAGCCGTTGGTCGGTTTTGGATTTGCGGTTGCGGCCCATGGGGAGCGCCTCAGAATTCGACGGGATCGGATTCCATTCTAACCCCGTCCGTGCCCAACAGCCCGGCGTTGACCGCCTGCACTGTGGATACCACGATGCCGCCTTTGCCCAGCGCGTAGGGAATGCGCAGGTCGCGCAGCGCCACCAGGAGGTCGAGGCGGCGCTTGTAGCCGAGCCAGGCCATTAGTTCGGGTTCGGTCAGCAGGTTGGGATTCTTGGCTTCGGCGTTCACGCCACACGCTCCATTTCGATTTCGCGGTAAAGCGCCACGTCCCTGTGGCCGGATGGGTTATGGTTGGTTTTCGGGAGGACGGGACGAATAGGTCAGGTCGGCCCCGGTAGGTAACTGTTCCAGGAGGATGGAAAGCAGGCAGGCGAGGCCATCCGCGTCGATATGCGGTGAATGGCCGGGCGGTATGGTGTCGATCATCATCGCGATGAATGCCATGGAGCCGCGGACCTTATCGATGCGGGCTTCCTGCTCTTCCGACAGGCGGTAGTAGGGCGAGCCTTCCATATCAGAAACCCTCCTGCGCGAGGTCGTCTATCGTTTTGCCGAACAGGGACTCGTCGGGATATTCCCGGCCCGTCGCCTCGCAAAACGCCTTGATCCGATCGAAAATCGGACGCCGAGCCGCTTCGTCCGGCGCGGCTTCCAATTCATCGATCATCGCGAGCATTGCCTGGCTTTCCCTGATGATCGTGTCCACGTCCTTCGTGGGTGGCGGATAGCAGCCATAACGGAAAAGGCTGGGCATCAACCGCAAGCAAACCCAGTCGAGCAGGTCTTCGGGAAGTTCGTCGAACCGGCCTTGCTCCATGGCCTTTTCGATGCGCTTAAGCTCGATCTCGCTGGGTTCCCTGCCTTTGTAGGGCGGCATCGGCGCGTTGCGGAGCGCGGCGAGGGTTTCCTGGGGAAACAGTTGGTCTATCGGGCTACCCATGTCAGAAGCCCTCCAACGTGGTTTGGCCGTTTTCCAACAGATTCAGGTCCGGCATCGGCCATCCCATCATGTTGCTGCGGTAACGCAACTCGGCGATTTTCTGGGTACGGTCGAAGGGGTGCTTGGTGTTGGGAAGCAACTCGCACAACTCGGTGATGCGACGGACGTTCTTGTCCATGTCTTTGAAGTCGAGCTTGCCGTAGAAGCCATATTTATGAATGGCGGGCAGGACTTCCTCGCAGACCCATTCCGCAAACTCCTCGGCGATAGGCTTGTTGCTCCTAAAAATCAGGCGATAACAGCCCGCCAAAGAAATAAGCAAGGTATCTTGCACGCCTCCAGGGGTCGGGAGATTTACGACCCCTTTCCAGCGATCAGGAAGGTTTCCAATTGTTTTGGAACCTCCAGACCAAACGATATCGAGGGCTTCGCAAACATCTTTCGCGCAAAACCACGGTTCCCCATCGGGGCCAATGGCGGTGCGAACATCGAAGGCATGAAAGCGGAATGGATTGGCAAGAACGGAAAGTGCGGACGCGCCCTGAATAGGCGCAACTTGGGCGTGACTAGACATAACGGACTCCTATGCAGATGGTTGGAGCCGTCGCGTTCTCTTTCCACGGAGAATGGGCGACGGACGGTGCATGGGGTGGAAAACCGGGGCATAGGTTCCCGGCCACGCCGAAGCGTGCCCACGCACCGCCCGTCAACACTCGAAGGACGCAGCTCGGGCATAAAAAAAGCCCGAGGCGCTGAATGGGGGGCTGTGCGCCTATGCAATCCGGGTTTCCACACCCGACCGCCAGCAATGCGACGGCGCGGAAAGCATAGGCCCGGATGGAAGGCATCGTCAAGCCCGTGGCCCGCTCGATGCCGGACGACGCGCCGCCGCCGCCCGCGAACAGGTCCACCATCAGCTCGCTGGACAGGTTCAATCGGAGTTGTTTTCTCATCGTTGTTGTTCTCCCGTTGTTGAAATCTCCCGCCCCGTCTGGTCATCGACCATGCGCACCAGGCGCGGGCCGTAGCGCCGCCGCAGATCGGCGGCAAGGTCCGCCGTGGTGTCGCCGGGGGCACCCACCCTGTAGCCGCCGCCGGAAACCGGCGGATCGCCGTAGCGGTCGGACAGCTCGAAAAACACGCTCACGGTCATGGCGGCCTACCTCTCGAATACCCAGCAACGCACCGACTCGCTCATCCGCTGGCTATTCATGCATTTCGCGTTGTGTGCCTTGCGGACAGCGGAATCGACCACCTTGTTGCCGACGAATTTATGGGTGGTGGAACCAGGGAACAGCCGCCGTAGATCGGAGATATTCGGAGCTTGGAACTGCAAGCCATGCTTGCCGACGTACTGGGCATAGTCCGTCAGGTTGATGGCGATGAGCTTGGGGTTCAGGCTGTGGTTCAGGGCGGGCTGGTCTTCCGGCGCGGCGTCCTCGATGTCATGGAACAATGCCCAGAAGGCTTCAAGGATCGGATGGTCGGAGGAAATATCCCGCTGGCGCTTCACGGCCAGGGAGAACAGCACCGACAGGGTTTCGCTGAATTGTTCGTCGGTGATGGGTAGAACCCGCTGCAAGGTCCGCACACCGGCGATCAACAGGGCGTGGTGCATGACGATCCGGTAGGTTTTCAGCAGGGGTTCTTTCGCGAGCAGCTTTTCCATTTCGGGCAAGGTGGCAAAGAAGGTTTCCAGCACCTCCTTTTCGGCGCAACAGGCTTTCACCAGGAAGCCGGACAGGGCCGACATGCCCAGGGTTTCCAGCTTGCGGACGGCGTTCCGCGTGGTATCGGTGTGGCCTTTCTTGTCGAACGGGATTTGAATGAAGCGCTCCAACGTCGCCTTGTCGGCTTGGATCGGATGGTTCTGGACCACGGCCAAAGTGCCGCGGAAGGGCGGGTCGTACACATCGTTCCCGCCGTTCTTGACGCCGCGCGCCTTGAAACCCCGGCGGTTGTAGAGCTTCTTGGTCGAGTCCCACTCGAAAGACTTCTGCGGACGGCCCGTGGCCTGGTCTACGGTCCTATCGCCTTCGATCAAGGCGACGGGGAGGCCGGAAACCTGATTGAAATAGCGGGCGACGGCGGCGGCGTTGGAGGTGGTGGGGTCGAATCCCTCCCAGATTCGCCCGAACAACTTCCACGCGAATTCGATGCAGGTGGACTTGCCGGAACCGGGTTCGCCGATGACTTCCAGGAAGGGGAAAAACTTCAGCTTGGCGGATATCTGTTCGGCGAACAGGGACAGGAAGTAGAAGGACAGGACCGCCAACCCGTGGGCGCCGAAGCAGGTCCAGAACAGCGGGAGCCAATCGGTCGAGAACCCGGCCAGGTCGGTGTTCAGGTCGAGTTCCACCGACTTGGACAGGCTCTTGACCGAGACCCGGCCCAATTCGAAATAGTCTTCGGCGTTGGCCCGGTAGACCTTGCCGTTTTGGATGGCGACATCGGCGAAAATCCAGGCACCGAATTCCTTGGCGTAGCCCACGTAGTCGATGGTTTTCACCACGCGGACGCCGTGCGTTTGCTGCTTCAGCCAGCGCTCAAGCTGGTTTGGCTTGCCCGTCCAGATTCCGCCGGCGGCGACCGCGAACAGGCGCTTGCGGAACTCGGTGTTCTCGCGCAGTTGGGTGGCGGTGAAGGCGCTCTTGACCGGCGGGCCACCGTGGTCGAACTCCACCCGGACGTAGTACCAGTAGTCGTCCGTGATTTCGCTGGCCATGTAATAGAGGACCTGGGGCAGGCAATCGCAGATTTCCTCTATCGTGCCAGCGGCCTTGATGGCCTCGTCCTTCAGCTTGTCATCGTCCCAATCGGTGTGGGTTTTGCGTAGCTCCTCGGTGGTCTTGTTGAGCTTTTCCAGGTCCGCCGAAAACCAGTACAGGCGGAAATTGAAATCCAGGTGGAAGCTATTCCAGCCCTTTTTGGCGTAGACCAGCCGGGCCTTGTCGGCGGCGCTGGCGGCGATGAGCAACGCGCCGTGATAGAGGTATTCCTCCATGTGTTCGGCGGTCAGCTTGCCGCGCTGTAGGAGGTCGTTCCAATCCAGCTTCTTGCCGTCCTTGGTCGGGATTTGCGCGGCGAGGGTGGGCCAGCCTTCGGCGCGGGAACGCTTCACCCGTCATTCCGCACCCATGCCCTACACTTTGGCCTTTTCTGAGTGAGGGAGCATGACTTCGACGGTTTCGATCCCGGCGGCGGGTGAAGGAGGTGCCGCCGACTATGCCGTCCAGGACCTCGATCACCTGGGCTTGGTGGCGGGGATGGTCGATGAACTGGGGTTGGTGGAACTGATCGACCGCCTGGTTCCGCAGGACCATGGACAGCGCAAGCTGTCGGTGGGCGTGTTGGTGAAGGCGATGATCCTGAACGGCCTGGGGTTCGTGCAGAGGACGCTGTACCTGATGCCCCGGTTTTTCCAGGACAAGCCGGTGGAACGGCTGCTGGGGCCGGGCGTCCTCGCGGAGCACCTGAACGACGACGCGTTGGGCCGCGCCCTGGACGCCATCCACCGGTACGGCCCCACGGAACTGTTCGCCGCGCTGGCGGCGCAGGCGGTGAAGCGGCTGGGCTTGGCGTGCCGGACGGGGCACCTGGACGCGACCAGCCTGCACACCGACGGCCAGCCCAAGGGTGGGGAGGAGCCGGAAGTCGTCCGCGTCACCCAGGGGTACAGCCGCGACCACCGGCCGGATTTGAACCAGGTGGTGGCGCAGTTCATCTGCGAGAACGAAGCCGGGATTCCCTTGCTCATGAAGGCGCTCGGCGGGAACAGCAGCGACCAGGCCGACTTCCGCCAGACGGTGTCGGCCCATGTTGGGCAATTGCGGACCGACGTGGGGCTGGAATATCTGGTGGCCGACAGCGCGCTCTACACCGGGGAAACCCTGCGGGAATTGGACGGCTTCGGCTGGATCAGCCGGGTGCCGGAGACCGTCGGCCTGGCGCGCGAGTTGACCCTGGCGGTGGCGGGCGACCTGGCGCGGAGCCCGGAGGAACTGGCCTTCCGGAGCCTGTGCGTTACGCATGGCGGCATCCGGCAGCGTTGGCTGGTCGTGCATACCCAGGCCGCCCGCCACCGCGCGGGGAAGGCCTTGGGCAAACGGCACCTGGCCCAGGGCGAGGCCGAGTGGAAAGCCTTCGACCGGCTCCAAAGGACCCCCTTCGCCTGCGCGGCGGACGCCGAAGCCGCTTTGTGCGCCTTCCGCAAGCAGCACAAGCTCACCTCGGTCCACGACGCCCAGGTCCTCGCCCGTCCCCGCTACGCCAAGCAGGGGCGTCCCGCCCAGGGCCAGCCACCGGACGCCCACCAATACTTCGTCCAAGGGGGCCTGGCTTCCCGGATCGATCTCCACCGCCAGGCGCTGGACCGCAAAAGCTGCTTCATCGTCGCCACCAACGAACTGGACGGCCAGGCGCTCCCCGACGGCCGGGTCATCGACCTCTACAAAAAGGGCCAACAGAAGGTCGAGCGTGGATTCCGTTTTTTGAAGGACCCACTCTTTCTTGCCTCCACGCTGTTCCTGAAATCGCCCCGCCGCCTGATGGCTTTGCTCATGGTGATGACCCTGTGCTTGCTGATCTACGCCGCCATCGAATGGCGGATCCGCCAGACCCTGCAAATCAGCCAGCGATCCTTCCCCGACCAGAAGGGCCAGGCCACTCAGTGCCCCACCGCACGCTGGGTCTTCCAGTACTTTTCCGGCATCCGCCTGCTCAAAGTCATGGACTCCCAAACCCTCGTTCTTGGCCTCAACCTCCACCACAGGACAATCCTCGACCTGCTCGGCAACCGCTACGCCGAGCTATATGCCAATTCAGCGTGAAGGGGTGCGGAAAGACGGCTTCACCCATTCCAGGGTGTACTTCTTCCCGGCCTTGTCCGAGTCCAGCGCCCATACCAGTTCCGGGCGACCCGTCCCGGCGCATTGCGCGGCCAGGGCTTGGAGCGCCTGATCCGGGTAGTGATTCGAGGACAGGGCCGACACGGCGGCATACCCGGCCTGCACCAGGGCCATCGCGTCGAAGATGCCCTCGGTGATGAAAATCCGTTCGGCGCTGTGTAGCACCAAGCCGGGTGGCACCCACCATTGCCCCTTATAGCTTCCGTGGATCGTGGCCTTCCTGTGGCCGAAGCGGTGCGGCTGGTCGATGATCCGCTCGAAGTAGCCGATGCCGAGGAGGGGGAAGCGCACGGTGGCGCTTCCGATTTTGAGGGTGGAATCCCAGTAGGATTCTTGGGTGTACCAGCCCGCGATCTTGGCGAGGTCGAGGCCGCGGGCGTCCCGGAGGTAGGCGTCGGCGGCGGCGTTCGGGTTCTCCGGGGTTTTCGGGTGGCGTTCGCTCCAGGTGTTGAAGAGATCGTCGTAAAGCTCCTTGATGTGCCGTTCGTAGCCGCAATGGTTGATGCGGTTGCACCGGATCACCCACGGGCCATCCGCAGGGGTGTACAGGGTTTTCTTGCCGCACTCCGGGCATTCGCCGTCCTGCAACCATTTCCCGTGTTCCTTGAAGTGGAAATCGCGGTCCAACCGCCGGCGGATGGCGTTGTGGAGTTCTGGGTTCATGGCCGCGCCTTATTCCCCTTCCGCTTCGTTGCGCTCGTAGAACCCAGGATCGCCGGTTTCACCATCCTCCTCGCCCGGCTCGCACAGCCGCTCCTCGGCGATGTTCACCCAGACGGGATCGTCCGTGCCCACGTAGTACAGGACCCTATCGCCGCGCCACTCGACCGGCGTGCCGACTTCCATCACGAGGTCGAAGCTGAGTTGGGATTCGGGTTCCGGGGCCGGATCGACCGGCACCAGGGCCGCGCCCAAGATGCAAACCTCGATGGCTTCGCGGCGGTCGGTGGCGTCCAAGAGGACGTACCACAGTCCGCCGGCGCAATTGTCGCGGTCGGGCTGGGCGATGAGTCCGCCACGTCCAAACGGGTTTTCCCGGTTCACGGTGCCAATCCGTCCGGTATGACGCTGTTGCTTGTATTGCCGCGCCTCGGGATGGCTGTAGTCGATGCGGACGCGCATTCCGATTTCGATCTTCGGGAGCGGCAGCAAGGCGGCAGCGCGTTCGATGGTGTGGGCTGTTGCTGACATGGCGTACCTCCTCAAGCGGCCTGGGCGACGGTTTCGCCGTCGCCGGTTGCGGGGAATTCTTCGGCGCGGAGGTCGAGGTCGGCGGCGATTACGAACACACAGGCCAGCAAGGCCCGGAGGCCGGTACGGAACGCTTCCTTATCGCCTCCCAGCATCGAGAGGCCGACGCGGCCCTGTAGATCGGTCTGCATGGCCACAAGCCGCCCATAGCCATCGTGGAGGGTGGCGACCTTGGGCGCGAAGCGGCTCGTAACCTGGGATAGGGCGGTTTGGGCCGCATCGGGCAGTTCGCCCCAGCCGTACAAGCCCAGGGCGCTCTCGACACAGGCCACGCCCACACCTACCAAGTGGCGGTAGGGAGTGGGGCCGGGCTGGGGGTTCTTCACCGCGGCCCAAAAAATATCCAGCCGTTCCTGGATCACCGCCCAGGCTTCGGCGGGGGTGCGGATGGGTTCCTCGATATTGAGGGCGGCGTCGGCGGCGATGTCCGCCAGGATCAAGGCGATCAGGGTTTCGATATCCATGGTTCAGGCTCCCAGGTTGGCGAAGCGGTGGAGGTCGGCGCGGATGGACGCCAGCAGGTCGATGTGCCCGGACGGCAACACGCCTTCCAACACGTCGGCTAGTTCCAGCAGGAGTTCCCCTTTCCGCGCCAGGTCCGTGACCGGCATGGGGTTCAGCCGGAGGCGGAGGCGGCGCACGGGGGAAAGCCAATCCGAGTCGCCCAAGGGATCGGGGTTGGCGGGGGCAGCGATAGGGGCCGGGCTGAATTCGGCAAGGCAGCCAGCGGGTTGCGGAGCCGTCGCGTCCGGCACATCGACGAACGCGCCGATGTCCTCGTCTTCCTCGATGAGGTGGCTGGGGAAGTGGGTCGGCGACGCTTCGGCCTCGTCATGGTCCACGGCGGCGGCGGGTTGTTGTTCCAGGAAGGTTTCGGACTCGGTGGCGGGTTCGTCGAACGGTGTCGCCTCCGGCTCGGCCACGGACGGCGCGGATTCGGCCAGCCGCCAGCGCTTGATGCCGTCGCCGGGTTCGGTCTCGCCGACCACCCGGCCTCCGGCTTGCAGCCGGCTCAATACGGCGGACACTTGGCCGCTGCCATAGGACCGCTCGGTGTCGAACGCGGATTTGGGAGCGCGTTCCCAGATTTCGGTGCGGGTCAGGGGCATAGCCGCGTTCGCCAGGATGCCCAGGATGATTTCCGGGCGGCTGGTGTCGTCGGGGGAGTCTTGGGTCTTTTTGCTCATGGTGGTTTCCTTGGGGCAAAGGGGGATCGAACGGCACCGGGATGCCCGGTGCCGGGTATCGTTTACAGGGGGTCCGTTAGGTCCGCGCCGGGGAGCGCGTTGTTTGGCTTAGGAGGGCGGCGGGGGCTGGACCGGCTCGAACAGCCAGCACCGGATCGACTCCGGCAGGCATTGCCCGGCCTGGGCGGTCCTGTTGTGGTCTCGGTGCAGGCGGCTTTGGACCGGCTTGTTCCCGACGTAGCGCGGATCGAGGGAATCGACCAAGGCGCGGCGCAGATCGGACAGTGGGGGAATCTTGACTTTGGCGGCAGCGGCGACCCGCTGGAAATGGGTCAAGTTGATGGCGATGAATTGGGCGTTGATGGCGTGGTTCAGCTTGGCCGAGCCGCCCAGGAAGTCGTAGACCTCCCAGAATTCTTGGACGATGGACGGCACCGGCTCGGGCACATGGTCGAAGCCGATTTTGTCCTTGTCCGGCGTGGGCAGCCCCAGCAGGCCGGAAGCGTGGGCGAGTTGCTGATGAATCGCCTCGCGCTTCTCGGGGTTGCGCTCGCGTTCGAGTTCGTTCAGCAGGCGCAGCCGTAACGGATGGGCGGCCAGTTGCTGGGCGATGCTCGGCGTCTTGGGCCGGGCGGCGGAGTCCTTGACCCGGTAGCCGCCAGTCTTGCGGATGGCTGGAAGCACCTCGGCAGTGACCCAGCGCCGGATGGGCAGGGCGTTCGCCGCATGGCTGCCCAGGATCAGGCACCACAGGCCGGGTTCCCGGACCCAGTTTTCAAGCTGGGTCTTCCGCTGCTTGCCCGTTGCGTCGGGGTATGTGACGTCGCGTTTTACGACATCACATGGCTCGACGTGTTGGGCAACGGCATCGCGGGGGTTGGCATAACCCAGCATCGCGCAGAGGTCGCCAGCGTGGAACACCGGCTCGCCGTCCTCGTCACGCTCCACCCGCAGGATGGAACCCTGGAATTCAAAAGGCAGTAGTTCTTGCTGTTGCATATCCGGTTCCTCTTTAAAAAACCCCGGCGCGGCGTGCCGCCGGGGACTCATGGAGCGAACTGGACATCCTTGTCATTCACGCATGGGCCGCATCGGCCCGCGCCTTGGCCCTGATCTGTTCCAACAGGACGAGGTGGGCCACCAAGCTTTCCATCGCCGACCGCTCGATGCGGTCGAGTTCCTTGGCGTCGATCTTGTCGTCGCCCATGGCCCGCTCGATGTCCGCCGCCAATTCCCCATCCTCCCGCAGCTTCGCCAACATCTGGCGGTAGATGCCGTCGCCGTCCGCTTCGATTTCCGGCAGTTCCACCAGGGCGTAGCCATGCCGCCAGCACAGGGCTTGTAGCGGCAGGGCGGCGTTCGGCATCCGCGCCTCGGCGAGGAAGTCGAGCAGCTGGGAGAGTTCTTCCAGGTTGACGTGGTGGGTGTCGATAGCGGGCCTGAGCTTGTTGCGGAGGACGTTCGGGGTTTTGCCCATGCGCTGGGATAGGGCTTCGATGCCGCCTGGGTATTCGCAGGCGGTGACGTAGAGGGCGTCCAGCGGGTTCATGTGGGTGTAGGCGCAGGTCACTGGCAATCCTCCGGGGATATTGCCGTGGCCGCTCCGGCCTGGGCGTCGTCCAATAGCCGCGCCCGGAGGCGGGCCATGATCTGCTTGGCCGTGCCGCCGTGGGGTTCCTTGTCGGTGCGGTGGCCCCAGCGCTGGACGGTTTGCTTGACCGTGCGGTAGTTGAATTGCTCGGACTTGGCGAAGGCGTACAGGCTGAAATCCTCGCGCTGATCCAGGAGCGGTTTCAGGGCTTGTATGGGGTGCATGGGTTGGGTAGGCTCAGTGTTCATATGGGCAAGAGAATAGTCGCCATATCGACAACAAGTAAGAGGTTTTGACTGTATGACGACATTTGGGGACAGGATAGCCGCTGTACGCGAATACAAAACATTGAATCAAAAGCAATTTTCCGATGCTATTGGCGTGTCGAGAAGCTTCCTGTCTGAAGTCGAGAATGGAAAGAGCAAGCCATCTATCGAGATGCTTAGTGGGATTGCTGGTCGCTATGGCGACATAAATACCGATTGGTTGCTCACAGGGAATGGGTCAATGTTGAGGGATGATGGAAAGAATACCCATGAACCCACGCCCGAAGATCCGCTGGCCCGGCGCAAGGCGCTGGTGATGACGATGGTGGAGCAGATCGTGGAGCGGATCGACGACGACCGAGGGCTCGACGAGATCCAGGTGGACCTACAAAAAATTAAACGGGCGCAGGAGATGGAGCGGGAAATAGCCGAGCTTCGGCGCAAGACAGGTGATGACAAAATGCGCCAAAGATAG